AAAAAAAAAAAAAAAAAAAAAAAAGGAAGGGGGGGGGGCCCCCCCCCCCCCCGGCTTTATTAAAAAAGGAGAAAACATGACAGACACGGATATTTGTAACATGGCGCTATCTAATCTCGGTAAAGGCGTCATCACCTCAATGAACGATAAAGAAGAAAACGCAAGGGCTTGTAAGCTCTATTACGACCAAACAAGAGAAACGGTACTCCGGGCGTATCCGTGGAGTTTTGCTCATAGAATTGAAAAGTTAGCCCTTCTTGATAAAGAAGTACCCGGATATGATTTTTGTTACGCATATCCGAAGAATTGCTTAAAAATTAATAACATTCGAAATAAACAGATAAACGTACAAGAACATATTCCGTACGCTATCGTAAATATAGATACAGCTACTAAAGCCATTGCTTGTAATTTGCAAGACGCTTACGCCGATTACACGGTAGACGAAAAAGACGTACAAGTCATGGACACCTTATTTATAAGCGCCTTTACACGCCTTTTGGCAGCCAATATGGCTATGCGCCTTACGGGAAATCCGCAAGCGTATCAAATGCAATATCAGTTATTCCAGGCCATTATTCACGACGCCCAATTAAATGACGCAAGAGAAGGCCAAAGAGATGCGGTATATCATAGTAATTACGCACAAACTCGGAGGGTACGATGAACATATATCTCATACAGCCGTCATTTGCAGCCGGCGAAATCTCTCCGTACGTCGCAAATCGGGTAGACCTTGATAAATATAAATCAGCCCTTCTAACCGCTCAAAACCTCGTCATCCGTCCGTTCGGCGGGTGCTATCGTAGGCAAGGCTCGGAATTTATAGGACAGGTTAAATACGACGATAAGCCGACAGCCCTTGTCGCTTTTAATGCCGGTATAGACGATGCATACCTCCTGGAGGTGGGATATCAATATATCCGTATCTGGGAAGACGGTAAATACACCGGCACGGAGTTATCCGCACCGTACGACAATGTGGATAACTTACAATTCACACAGTCAGCCGACACCATGTTTATTTGCTCCGGTGATTATCCAATTCAATGCCTTCAAAGAACGGCTATAGGCTGGACGTTTAAAGAATACGAAATAACAGAACCTTATTATGATTCAGCCGTACAGACGGTAAATAAAGAAACGTCATTTACAACGCCTGGAGAATACACATTTACGCCGCAAGTGACGGGTAAATATACAATTGAAATCGCAGGGGGCGGTGGAGGCGGTGCAGGAATATCAACGGCACACCTCGTACATTACAGTCACGGGAAACACCATTATTACGTGGCGTTCTCAGGCGGAAACGGCGGAAGTGGCGATGCCGCAAGAATAACGATCACTGAACTACAACAAGGCGAGTCATACAATGTAGTCGTAGGGCAAGGCGGTCAGGGAGGAAAGTCAAAATATCACGAAAATAAAGAAGGTAAAAGCGCACTTTTGCTCACAGCCGAAGACGGGAAAGACGGAGGGGAAAGCAGGTTTGATAACAAAACAGTCCTCGGCGGTGGTGGTGGAAAGGCATTGAAAATAACCACGGATGCCTATAAATTACAAAATAACCCCGATATGCTAAACGGAAAAAACTATATTGGTGGAGCCAAAGGCGGCACTGCCGGCACATATAAAGACGTTCAAAACAATCCTTCCCAAATAACAGACGGGAAAGACGGCCAAAACGGATACGTCAGAATCACCTTCTCCGGAAACAACGAATTAAAGCCCTCGGCCACATCAGGAAACGACGTTATTATAACGGCTACCAAAGACACGTTCACACCGGGCAAGGTAAATAGCCATATAAAATTAACCCAGCAGGCCGAAAATCAGTCTGAACGGATCGAAATACAGGCCTCTTCAATAACAGAAGAAACCAAGTCTATACGAGTAGGAAAGGCCTGGAAGATTACAACCCACGGCACATGGAAAGGTAAAGTCGCGGTTTACCATTCGGATGATAATAAGACCTGGCAAGAGTATAGAAGCTACAAATCAAATAACGACCAAAACTTCACCGAATCGGGGACCGTAACAACACCTACATGGATGAAGGCGGTGGCCGTAACGGATGCAGATAACGGAAGCGGTAAACTTACTGTAGACTTCTCCAGAAATCCCTACTCAAATGACGGCACGGCTAAAATTACAGAAGTCATTTCACCGACAGAAGTTAAAGTATCAGTCATTACAGACTTTGCCAACACAGACAAAACCCAAGTATACGCATTAAGTAGCTGGAACGACGATAACGGATACCCTAAAATGGCGTGCTTTTTCCAAGATAGGCTTGTCTTAGCCGCCACAAAAAAAGAGCCATACTCAATATGGATGAGTAGAACGGGAGACTACCCGAACTTTGGCATTGAAAAAGTAGACGGTGGCGTAACGGACGACTCGGCGATTAAAGCAGACCTTATCACTCGTAACGGCTTTGAGATTTTGCATTTAGTACCGGCAAAGGACCTGGTTATATTAACGACAGGTAACGAATGGATTATAGAGGGCTCAAGTGTCATCACGCCGGCTAAAATTAATCCCAGGCCGCAAACCATGCGTGGATCCAACACATGTCCTCCGCAGCATATCGGCAATCGCATCGTACACGTACAAAGAAGCGGAAAGACCGTAAGAGACCTCGGTTATCAATATGATGCGGACAACTATAACGGCGACGACCTAACGCTTTTAGCCACGCATTTAACCGAAGGTCATAAGCTGTTATCATCCGCTTATATTCAAGAACCCAATAGCACTTTATATTACGTTCGTGACGACGGAGTGCTGCTTTCGTTAGCCTTCATTAAAGAGCAAAATGTATTTGCCTGGTCACATCAAAAGACAGACGGCAAATATAAAAAGGTAGCATCCATTCCAAACGGTACAAGCGACGTATTATACGTAACGGTAGAAAGAGATGGTAAAACCTATATAGAACGGTTTAATCCCAACCTGGAAGCGGCCGTATACATGGATTCGTACGTTACGGGAAGCGGCAGCAGCATAGAAGCGTCGCACCTCATAGGAAAAACGGTACAAATCTTAGCAAACGGGACAAGGATGCAAGATGCGGTAGTACCTGAAAATGGCTTAGTGGCCTTTGGCCAGTCGTTTTCAGATATTACAATAGGCCTTGCCTATGAAACAAGAATTAAGCAGCCGGGCCCTGATATAGGATTAAAAGAAGGCACTATGCAAGCTCGAATTTCAAAGATTAATACCGTCGTATTAAGGGTAGAAAAATCCTACGGCGGCCATATAGGATATACGTTCCGTGATAAGGATATGGATGAACTCCGGTATGAAGATTACGAAACGCTGGAAACCGGAGATATCGTGCAGCAAATGCCGGTAGCCAACATTGGCAGCAACACCAAAAACCATATCTGCATCAAGCACGATGAACCGTTCCCGTTTGAGTTAAACGCAATTATAAGAGAGGTAAGCATTGATGGCGGCATTGTTAAGAGTTATAACGGAGAAATTTAACAAGGGAAATAAAAAGCACCTACAGGCCGTAAAGTACATAGAAGAACACTTGCGGCCGATCGACAAAAAAGAACTGCAAGGTGCCTATACATCCACCACTAAATGTGCCATGCACGAATTTTGCGATAACTTTCTAGCATTTGGTGAAAAGGGAGAACCTATCGCCATATACGGCATCGTAAAATATCCCGCAAACGGCTGCCATGCTGTATGGATGGTGGGAACGACGAAGCTAAAAAACTACAAAAAAGAATTAATCACAATAGGGTTTAAAGAAATCCATAGATTCATCAAGGAGTACGGACCCGTAACGAATTACATAAGCATAGATAACAATGAATCACGGCGCTGGCTACTAAAAGCCGGTGCCGTTTTTGGTACGCCGTTCAGTGAAAACGACATGACGTGGCAACGATTTACGATAAGGAGGAATGAATAATGTGTGGAGTATGGGGCATGATAGCCGGGCAAGCCGTCCAGGGCATCATGCAATATAAACAAATAAAGCAAGAAACAAACGCCAAGGTTGCTATGTACAGGCAACAAGAACAAGCGGCAGAGCAAAACGCTAAAATAAGTGAACTCCGGCAAGACCAAATCGCCGATAAATACGCAAATGACCAACGTAAACTTGATGACAGGATGCGGTTAATGGCGGGACAAACAGCAGCCCAAGCCGGCGCATCAAATATGACACTTACAGGAAGTCCTTTGGATATCCTCATCTCATCGTACGGCACATACCAAGATGACAGCAGTCAATTACTACAGAACCAACGTAATGACGAACGCTCGGAATTATTCAACCAATACAACTACGAAAACCAAGCGGCCGGATATAAAGCCTCGGCAGAAAATGCCAAAGCCCAGGGGAAATTAGCCGGCATAGCCACTCTTCTTTCCACAGCTTCCAGCATGTACGGAATTAAACATGAGTACGCCGGTGCTAAAAAGCCCGCTACTGGGAATTCTGGAACAGACTACACATTCGATTACAAACCCGATCTTCTAAGATGGTCGCGATACGCAAACGCACAAAAGGGATTGTTTAGCTCAAATCCTTTTGGATCTAAAAATTTTAGGGGGTAACCCATGGAAATAAAATCATACAACAGAGCCGTAGATCCTAACGTTGAAAACGCCAACGTACAAGCCGTAAATAATGTAGAAGCATTCGGTGGTAATACAACCGGGAACCAATTAATGGGAAAGGCCGTAGGGGCTTTACAGGGACAAATACAGGCATATGTAGATGACCAAATAAGCATGAAGGTTCTTGACGCTACTAACGAATACAAAAAGCGCGTAAACGATTTATTAAACGATCCGGATAGTGGCCTATTACACAAGCAAGATACGAACGCCTTAGACATTTTAAAGCAATACCAAGAAGGCGAAGCAAAAATAAGAAGAGAAACAATCGCAAACCTCCCCAATTACGAAAAGGCACATAGGGCTTTTAACGCCATGGCGGACGAAAACAATCTCACCAAAACAGGCGCCGTCATGCAAGACCAATACGAAAAAACAACGACCCATAGAAATGAAAGCGTAGCAAGAGCCGTGGCAGACGTCACAGACACGGCAATGGAAACCAATACATTAGAAAATGCCTATTCGTCACTTACGCAAATAAGAGGCATCGTGTATAGCCAATATAAAAATATATATGGCGAAGAAAAGTTGGATGAGATGACAAAAAAAGCCGCAACAACATTTGTACAACAATGGGTTTACAACAAAATCAAAAGCGGCGACGAATCAGATTACGAAGACGCATATAGTTTTATCGACAAGGCCTCCCCGTTTGTTTACGACGCCGATATCACCAAATTAAGAACAGAATTAAACGTACGAAAGCGCGAACATGATATGACGGACATAGCGAAGGAAGCATGGAAACTATATCCCAACGATCCTAAAAAGCGCGAAGAATACATACGCTCAAAAATGACCTACACCGTAGAAGAAGGCGGAGGAGGGAAAACAGGCGACACAACTCTTGAAATGATTGCTGCTGTAGAAACTGATAACGACGACTACAACTTAACCAATGACTCCGGACATTTTGGGAGATACCAATTTTCGCCTAGCACTTACGCCGAAGAAGCACAAAAAATAGGCGTAGACCCGAACGATAGATCACCGGAAGCGCAAGATAAAGTAGCAGCTCAATATAAAAAGACGTTAGCTCAATGGATAGGCTCGGATAACGAAGATGCTCTTATTATCGCGTGGAATTTCGGACCGGCCGCCGGCAAGGCGTGGCTTGATAAAAAAGACGGTTTTTATCTTGATAACGATTTTTACACATGGGATGAAGCACCGCCTGGAAACGCTTCCGTAAATGACAGATTAGCCAAGGCTCATAAAGCAAAAGAAAAGATAGGGGCTGGTGGCTCAAACATCCAAAACGCTATAAACCAAGGCGTGCAGTGGACAGGAAACGCCCCGCTTGCAAACGGGAAAGTGGCGTGTGTAGAAGCGGTATGTAGCATTGGCGCGGCATATTCCCCTACATTGAAAAAGTTCCACGATGACAACGTGGTAAATGTAGATGTTCTGGTTAATAGAGCCAAAGAATCCGGTATGTCGGTAATTCCTTACGACCCGTCAAAAGTAAAACCCGGTTCAATTATCGTATACGACGATGTGGGGGGCGACACCCAAACTCACGTTATGATCGCAGAAGAAGGCGGGAAAGTGGTAGGCAATATGTCTAGCAACAATAACAACCAAGGCGGCGTGGCAGAAGCAAGTAATGCAGATTTTGACCCACAACACCTAAAGCCGACACAAATCATAATCCCGAAAGAAGCCGAAAACGCCAAAATAACCAGAACGCGCGTTAAATATTCAGAAGAAGAAGCACAGCACATGCTAAAAATCGCAGATGCCTACCAAGCCCAAGCAACAAGAAACGAAGAAATTGCAAACGACGGACTGGTAAACGCTGGACTGCAAGAAATGCAATTAGCCCACGAAAACGGAACGCTCACCTACGAGGGAGGCATAGCTATAGCCGAAAAATACGGCAAGGGAAATCCTAAAGTATACGCAGCCCTAAAGGGAGCTATAGGAACATATATAGCGGCACCTAGAGCAGCGGGAGGTGGAAGCGGCGGATCCGGAGGAAGTGGCGGAGGACAAGGCGGAAGATTGACACAGTTTAAATCAATGATTGGACGCCAGTTTAATAGCTTTAGCGAATTTATAAACTATTGCAATTCAAACGGAATCTCATTGTCGATAAATGAACAAAACAGTATGTCCAAAGCCTTTAATGATTACACAAACGGTACCGGCGAATTTAAGCCTGAATTCACCATTAATATGGATAATCTAGCGAGAAGATCCGGAATAGACAAAGATACTTTCATTAACAACGCAGAAGTAATTCAACGGTCCGTTGCAGGATGGGCAGCAGAATTTGAATCACAACAAGGTAGAGAACCAACCCAAGACGAAATGTATGCGTACGCTATAACGCTCGTAACGTCAAGAGACGAATCTTACGGAAGAACAAGAGCGGACCAATTATCAGCCGGAATTAAAGAAGCATATTCAGAAACGGGAGACGACGGCGAAACGTACTGGAAGATTTATTGGACTGACGGAACCGAAAGCACGGTACACGATATGTACTATCAACAGTTGTTAAACGGAGAAACTACCGAACACTACATTAAAAGCGGGCAGTATAAATAAGGACGTGAAACAATGGCAGAATACAATTTTAACAACTTTAAAATTAATCCTGAAAATCCTACCGGAGAGACACCAAATAATGACGTGTTAGGATTTAAAGACTCGGAAACGGCAATACAAGAAGGCCAGGTAGAATACGATGCAGACCAGGCAAAACGATGGAAAGAAGCCGATGCCATACTTGCTAATGGCACAATGAATTTCAGATCGACGTCAGACTATAGAAATCCGTCAGCAGAAGACTTTGCCGGAGCAACGGCACCGCCTTCCCAAAAACCGAATTTTATCGACGCGATCAAAGACTCGGCTATGGATGTATATCGTAATATCTTTAATGGAAACGCCGAAGGTATGCACAATGCCAAAGTATACGCGCAATTTATAGGCGTTTCACCGCAGTTTTTAATGGATAATGAAGCGGCTTACGAGCAGGCAGAAAAGCTATACAATCAGCGTTTAAACGAACGCTTTATGGGTGGCAGTGCCTTTTCAGCCGAAGCCCTGGACGCCATGTATCCTGAAATTCAAGCCCTTAGAAAACAAGATCCCGTGGGAGCCGCCATTGCGCTTAAAGAGTATGGAGATATAAAAGATACGAGAGGGATATTTGACCTCGCTAAAGACGCTTTTAATTCCGGGTCTGACATGGTTAAGCTTTCAGATGCACAATATAGGGCCTATAAAGGCGAAGATATCGACTCTGTTAAGCCCGAAGTAGATAGATTAACGGCAGAATTACAAGCCTACAAAGAACCTACAGCAAGCCAAAAAGTCTTATACGACACCATTCAACAATTAACGATTATGGGAACCCAGGCCGCAAGAGCCACAAAAAGAGCCGCACAAGGCGCTGCATTAGGCATGGCGACCTCGGCCGCAGCGGCAGGAGGAGCAGCCGCAACGGGAATTGGGGCTGCCGCAGCACCGGTTATTTTATTAGCTGGGGCCACAACAGGGGCCGCTTACGGTATGCGTGTAGGCATGTTCGAACAATTCGAACAGCAAAGCGCAGCCGCAAGATACTGGGAATTAATGAATAACCGCAAGGGTGAATATAGCAGAAACCATGCCCTTGTAGACTCAACCGTAACGGGCGCGGCTAATGGGGTTATTGAACTAGGCCTTATGGAATTAGGGTACAATCCCATTGCCAAAGCCTGGGGCGGCCAAGCAGCCAAAAGCATATTAAATAATGCCGCGGCTAGAATGGCTATCATTGACGCAGGAAAAGAAAGCATTGCTAAACTATCCGCACAAGCGGCTATGAAGCAATTCGGTAGAAGTACAGCCGCAGAACTTACAGAAGAAGGCGCGCAGCAAGCCTCCGAAGACCTTATGGATAATGCGGAATACTACTTATATAAAAAAGGCGCTCCGCATACCACGACGGAGATCATAGGAAACGCTGTAGACGCTATGGTACAGGCAGTCCCAGCAGTAGTGGGTATGGGAGCTATGGGCTCTATAACACACGGCGTAGGGAATTACCGCGGTATGCGGGCTATTGCAGCCATTAAAAATGAAGACTGGAAGCAAGAATACCGTAGAACAGTCGAACAGCAAACCATTGAAGCGTTAATGGCCAATAAAGCCCAAAACAATACAGCACAAAAAAATCCGGAAGTCTACAAAAACGTCGTACAAGAACAGGCCCGTCTTGCCGGTGTACAGAACATGTATGTCGATGCACAAGAACTTTCTAAGACAGATAAAGGCGTAGACGTTTTAAACGACATGGTAAACCGTGGGATTATTACAGGCGAACAAGTAGATAAATCTATTTCGACCGGTGCAGATATCGTAATTCCGACAGGTACCTTTGCGCAGCTTGCCGACGAATCCGTGGATACCGATACATTAATGCGTGCAACCACCATGGCCAAAAACGGTGTTCATCGCGCAGCTCTTGAAGAAAAAGCCAAACGAGTGGAAGCGATCCGCGAAGAACTTTCTAATTTAGCCCAAAATAAAAAAGATGTCCTATCCAAGGAACTCATGGAAGAACATTTTAGTGATGCGGACGATATAACAAGAACAGCCGCCGAAAGCGTCATCTATAAGAATCCGTACGACTTAAATAAAAGCTATAAAGAAGCCCTGGCAGACGCAAGAAAAGAATATGAAGACGCATTGGGCTTTGACGCCTACTGGAATTACAAACCACAAGGCGTTGGCATTATGTACACCGACGAAGAAAGCCGTCAAACAGGCCGTGGAATCAGAGTCTCGAATAATGACTACTGGTACCAGGACATGTACCAAAAGCTGGGGCGCAAAGCAACAAGAGAAGAAATGCTCGATATCGCATACGAAGACCAGATGAAAGAATTACAGACCCTAGCCCCGGAGGCGGCCGACGGGTTTGCACAAAACGTGAATTCCTTAAAGGCCAAATACGAGTCCCTACAAGGCTTAAAGGATAAATTCGAAGAGTTGGCCAAGAGTGATTATGCCGTAAAGCAATCCCTTACCAAAGAAGGCTACGAAGTATATAACGAAGTATTCAATAGGCTTCAAGACGGCAGCGCAAAATCAAAATTAGCCGCCAATGAAAACGCCTTCATTTACGCACGTATGGCCGAAAGCTGGGCGAAAATCCGCAACGAATATGGCGATACGGCCTATACGGCCAAGGATTTTATGGCTGAACATGCGGTAAATGTTGGATATGAGAACATAAAAAACACCTACACGCAAGCAATGTTCGATGTTCGCAGGGTAGGCGTAAGCAATTTGAAAGAATTTTTAAGAAAAGTCAAAGCAAGAAAAAATGCAGGCGAATCCGAAAACAAAATAATGTTTACTGGTAAGTTTGGCGTAATATACACAGAGTCACAAGTCGTTCACGCAACGACGGAACACAAGGGACACGTATTAACAATAGAGCAATTAGAAGACATCGAAGCAAATTTGGATAAGTTGCATGATGCAGCAATTTCAAACAAAATACATCTAAACAAGTTTGGCGGGGCCTCCATATTAGCCCAAGTCAAGGGTTATAAAGGGGCTTATTATGTTGTGCTTGAAATTGATAAAAACGGGAAAATATGGTTTAAAACGGGGCAAAAAGGAAACACCAAAAGCATAAGTAATATTATAAAACAAAAAATAACGGAAGGGTCCGCCCGTAGTCTTACGCATAATACGCAGGGGCTGCCGGGTCTCGACACATCCGTTATTCATATCAATACTATAGCGGAAAAATTAAAAGGTGTCAACGACAAAGAAAAAGGAACTTTCAACCAACGCGCATGGCATGGAAGCGGCATGGACTTTAACGAGTTTAACCTGGAAAAGGCCCTTACCGGTGCCGGGGATATGGTGCACGGCTGGGGCATTTATACAGCTAAAAACAAAAAGACAGCCCAAGAATATAAGAAACACGCCAAAAGCAAAGGGCTGCCGTCGTATTTATACGAAGTAGATATCCCTGAAAACGAAAACCTTCTTATAGAAGAAAAACGCTACAAAGAACAGCCGACTGAAATACAAGAAAAGCTCGCCAGGACAATATCGGACTTACCGGATAAGCAGCAAAAGGCATTCTGGGAAAAACTACTACACAACGAGATGCGGACATTACCCGAAGAAACCGAAGCATTATCAGATCTGGATAAAGCGAAAGATAAGGTAAAGCAATTAGAAGTAGCGGCTAATGGCTTTGAAAATACCGACAAGCCCAAGCTCAAAGAAAAAATAGCCATAAAACACCTTAAAGCCCTTGGATACATAGACAGGCAAATAAAGGACCGGGACTTTATGCAGAAGGAAAAGGAAAAGGAAGAAAAAGTCCTTGCCGCTGTAAAAAAAGAAGCCGAAAAAGCCGAAGCGGCAATACAAAAAAGAAAAGACGGCGTTCTGGAAGCGGCAATTCAAGATCCCGAAGACGCATTAAAAAGAAGTGTTGGCACCGGTAAAGAGATCTACAAGTATTTATCGGCATCACTCGAAAGTATGGAAGAAGCCTCACAACAATTGAACAAAAACGGGATTGAAGGCATATCCTATTACGACAGCGAAGACGGCGATTGCGTAGTGGTATTTAACGACAAGGCAATAAACATAGTCAATCAGTACAACCAGCGCGCATGGCATGGTACGCCTTATGATTTCGATACCTTTAGTTTATCGGGCATAGGTGGCGGCGAAGGAAACCAGGCGCATGGATGGGGGTTGTATTTTGCCCAGAACAGAGAAGTTTCGGAGGCATACAAAGAAATATTCGGTGATAAGGGGAGTACCGTTGAATTAAACGGAGAGGTATGGACAGTCAACGAATCAGGAGACTGGGAGACGACCGGAAAAACCGCAAAATATGGAGAGGCAATAGGGTATGCCTTAGATGCCTTAGAAGAACACAGAACAAAAGACGCTGCAATAAACAGTCTACAGAAAGACTTAAAAGAGGGAAAATTCCGTGGAGCATATATAGCCGAAGCCCAAAAGGCTGTTAATATTTTACGTCAGGGCGAAGCGAAAGGGCATAAAGGCGGTAGGCTGTTGGAAGCTGAAATCCCGGACACGGATGTACTATTAGATGAGCAAAAATCGTTTAATGAACAACCGGAAAAGGTGAAAAACGCATTAAGCGAGCTTATATCCAATACAGGCGAAGGCCAATTATCAAGAAGACTGTTTAAAAACGCCACCGGGAAAAGAATATACGAAGTGCTAAGTAATCTGTACGGAGACGATAAAAAGGCATCGCTAAAGCTAAACGAATTTGGGGTTAAGGGAATTACATACAAGGGCACACAAGACGAACGTTGTTATGTGGTGTTCGATGACAAAGCAATTACAATACGTAACAAATACGACCAAGAAATAAAAGCCTCATATAATTCCGCAACAGGCGCCATTCACTTATTCGACGGAGCAGACCAATCCTCATTCGTCCACGAAGCGGCACATATGTATCTTACAGAGATGAGTAAAATGGCAACCGACGAAGCGGCACCCAAGGGCTTACTGGAAGACTGGAGCACCATTCAAGACTGGGCGGTGTATAAACCGGAGGATATAAAGGACTACGAAGGAACGGCACGAGAAAAAGAATTTAAATCCTACGCCAAGGCCATTGAAGACGCTCGTAAAAGTGGCGACGCCATAGCCATTCGCGCTGCCGAAGAACGCTGGATGCAAGAACGCTTTGCCCGCGGCTTTGAACGTTATGTTGCCGAAGGTAAAGCCCCGACACAGGCACTTCAAAGTGCATTCCGTAAGTTTAAATCCTGGCTCGTATCAATCTATAGAGATTTAAAGAATCTCGGTAAAGAACCGCCGGAAGAAGTAAAGCGCGTCATGGATCGGATGCTGGCGACGGACGATGAAATAGAAGCCTGGGCCAAGGCGAAGGAGTTAAACGCCTGGGACAAAAAAGGCTTTTCCGGGGACTTAACGGGTTCAGAAGGGGACATGATTAAACGCTGGGCCGAAGATGCCAAAGAAAAAGCCAAGGAACGGGTCCTTAAAGAACTCATGCGTCAAGAGGAAAATCAATGGCGAACAGATTTAGAGAACAGCCTCGAAAAAGAACGCATCGATTACGAACGGCATCTAGTCGATGAAAACCCGATATATGGCCAAGAATTAGTTTACCGCGAAACTGACGAACAATTTAAAGAAGACTACCTAAGAACGATTGGGTACGACTCGAAAGAATCATTTGAATCAGCCATTGAAAAAGCAGGCGGCCCGTTAGAAGAGCGTTCCAAGGCGTTCATGGAAAATCGGCGTAAAGAATACGAAGAAATGATGCCCACATCCGAAGACTTTAAAAACGCAGCCGATGCGGAACTTGCCTCGACAAATGCCCAAATGAGACTTTCACAATTAGAAGCCTATGCGATAAAGCGCAAAGTAAATGGATACGTCGCAGAAGCGGTTAAGGCAATGCGTGAACTTGACGCCCTGGACGGAAAATCCGAAGAAGAAATCACAGCCGGCATCAAAGAAATTCTAGGCGTAGACGACGAAGAAGCAAAGAAGGGCCGTCAAGTAGCCTTAATGCTTTCTAAAAACGAAGAAATCCAAAAGCTCAAGGAGCGACTAAAGGACGCCAAGGAAAAGGACAAAGAACATAGAGCCTCGGCTAAAGAAGAATTGGCCTCGGCTAAAGCGGCCCTTAAAGAAGCTATGAGAGGGTTAAATACGGCAAGAGACATTACGGCCAGTAGTTACACAAAAACTCTTCAAGTAGCCCGTGAAGAATTAAGCAAGATGACAGTAGCCGAAGCCACCACCTGGAGGCACTGGGAAATTAAAGCCAAACAAGAAGGAAATAACGCCGATAAGCTAATGGCAGCGGGAGCCTTTGAAGAAGCGGCCGTTGCAAAAGGAAACAGCCTTAAATACTACTGCATGAGCCGTGCTGCCAAAGACAATCAAGAATATGTAAGAACAAAGCTTGAAGGCTCAACAGGTCGTGTGGACATGCAGCAAGAAGCCATGGACGGCATAAAAGGCATGGTTAAGCGAATTAGTAGAAGGGAAAACCCGGTGCGCCTGGACCCGAACAGCCGATACATGATCCAGCATCTGGCATACATTACGGGAATCACCGAAAAAGACGGCATTAAGCCGTTAAACGAAAAAGGTGAACCGGTAGGTATCAACTGGGAAAAAGTCTATGGTGATTTAAATCCCGATTACGCTATGGACAAAGAAACCGCACCGAATCCCGACAAAATTGTAGCACCGTGGCTTAGAATCTTAGCCGAAAGTAAAGAACGCAAAGACTACAACGAAATGCAAATGGACAAATTCCAAGATATGGTTGAAGCCATGCACGTTTTATACAAGGCTTCAAGAAGAGACTATGAAGCCACAACCATTAAGGACAGAAGCGGCAAGGTCATAAGCCAAGAAGAAGCGGCTATGAAGCTCGTCCAGGCTATCGGCGTAGACAACGAATTTAATCCGCTGCAAGACTCAAATAACCAAACCGACGCAAAGTCCAAAGCCAAAAGCCTAGCTAAAGACGCATTATTGTATCTCACCAAAGCCGAAACCATCTTCAATCGGTTTGGCGGTGACTGGATGCAGCTCGTATATGAACCCATAAATCAAGGGGCTAATAAAGAGCTCACAATGCGGCAAGAGGCGTGCAAGGTCTTTTCAAAGATTTACAACATGTACTCACTAGAAGAATGGCAAGCAATGAGATCCGACAGAGTCTTTACAATCGGCCTTACAACGAACTTCACAAGGGAACAGTTAATTTGTATGGCTCTTAATTGGGGCAATAAAGAAGGCCGTAAGAGGGTACTTGCGACGATCAACAAATCGGCCAAAAACGAAGCAGACGTCATCGACGAATATACGATGCAAAGCGTGTTAGAATCGTCACTCACTGATAAAGACTGGAACTTTATCGAAGCCGTCTGGACGCAGCTTGATTCATACTGGGCAGAAAGAAACAAGGTCCAGGAAAACCTATACGGACAAGGCCTCGGAAAAGTACAAGCGCTGCCGTTTAATATTAACGGTAGACAAATAAAGGGCGGTTACTACCCGATAGTATATGATCCGAAGCTAAGTATAAGAGCCTCGGACCTTGCAGCCGATGACATCGTAAAGCAAGCCCTTTCGGGAAGCTCGACCTTTGGAATCGGTATGGGAAGCACCAAGTCCCGCGTAAGCGAAGTAAAGGGTCAACAGCTCGCCTTACGTCTTGACGTATGGCCGCAGGCCGTGACGGAAGCTATTCACCATATCGCTATGCGTGAAGCGGCAACGGACGTGTATAAATTAATTACACATCCGGCCGTACAGCAAGCCGTCCAGCAAAAATACGGCATGGAAACGTATAACATGATCCGTCAGTGGTCTAAAGACGTGTGGAAAACAGACGTGCAGAAAGCCGATATCATTAATCGCACCTTAGAGCAGATGCGTAAAAATTCGGCCTTTGCTGTTATGGCCATGAGAACGGGAACAGCCCTATTAAACGTTCTTAACGTCTTTCCTATGATGCATCAGATTGGCAAGATGAACACCCTAAAGGCCATTACTAGCTTTGGGCTGGGGTTTTATAAGGGCACAGATACATACGCTAGAAACCGCCAATTTGTGTTTGATAAGTCACCCATGATGCGGGACCGTATGAATACAATCGATAGGGATATGCAGCAGGACATGAAGTTAGAGGTAGGTCAAGACACCTCACTCATTAGAGAACGGGCCACACACGCCAAAGAAAAGTTCAATCGCTTTGGGTATTGGTTCATTACAGAAACAGACCTCATGTTCTCAATGGCCCTTTGGAAACACGGATACGACGAATCGATGAGAAAGCAAATCGAAGCGGGCATGACAGACATTAAGCAAATGGAGCAAAACGCTATTTCAGACGCCGACACAAACGTAAGAGCGGTATTTGGAAGCGGTCAAGTAAAAGACCAGGTAGCTATGCAGCGTAAGAACACCCTAGTGGGACAGTTAACTCCGTTTTACAGCTACAGCTCAACTGTATTAAATGCGCTTATTAAAGCAGGCTACAGAGTAAAGGACCATGGAGATTACATGGCGCTTATTAATGCCACTCTCTATTGGGTAGTATTGCAGACGCTGGCCGAAACCGTTTATAGAAGTGCCGTCGCCGGAGAGTTAGACGATCCCGACAAAATGCTCCGTCGCCTGGGAATCACGACCGTAAGAAACGTAGACCAGGGGCTCCCGGTAGTCCGCGATGCTTTAGAAGGCGTCATGAATCACTTCTTATTAGGAAGTGATTCGAACAATTCACCGCTTGCTATTACAGCTATTGACGAACTCGTAAAGGCAGCACAAGCAGCCGGAAACGAAAAGAAAGACTTCACCGACATAGGCCGCTCGCTATCGCGCGTGGGAAACAGAACCTGGAAATTCTCCGATACCTTGTCAGACGGATTCTGGAACCTTGTGAGATTCTCGTTAGTGGACACAGATAGAAGCGTCCAGGAACTTATTACCACGACGATTTTTGATAAAAGGTACAAGACACACGAAGAACGGGTACGCCAAGATAAGAAAAAGGCCAATGAACAAAAAAGAAAGGACAAACACCAATGATAAGCAAAGACAAAACCACAATCACGTATAAAGGGGACGGGGTTACAACCTCGTTCCCTTTCCCTTATCAGTACAGAGCAGGCGAAGATATTAAGGGATATCTACTGGTAAACGGCAAAGAAATGCCGATTGTAGCCAATTACCGTTTCGATGAAGTAGAGAATAAATTCATCTATCCCGTAAACGGTGTACCGCTATTTACAACCGACACCTTAGTTATTAAGAGGCAAACGCCCATTGAACAAAACGCCGATCTTCCCGATAAGTATCCGTATAACACAGTTGAGACGGTAGCCGACAACCTTACTCTCATTGCCCAGGAACAAGAAGCAAAAATTAAGGGCATTGAAAATATTCGTAATGATTTGACTGAAACAACGGAACGCGCCACTAAAATGGCCGATAGGGTTTTAAACGCCATATCAAACGGGTACAACGTGGCACAGAATCAGTGGGCTCCGTTCGAATACATAAATCCCGCCGAAAAAACCGTAAAAGAATTAAAAAAAGAAATAGACGAGTTCAAACTGGCAGCACAGCGCATGGGAGCCGACAACGGAACTAGAGTCATTGCCAAAGCTTGGTTTGACGTCGAAGATTTTATTAAAAACGCCAAAAACGAGGCATATGTCATTAACTACGGGCCACAAGTAGACCTTGTAATAGGCGTAGAAAGAAACGCAGTTATCATACAGGCCGAAGACAAAACCTACCGATTAATAGACGAATCAGTAGGATACAAGGTTCAAGAGGTCGTAGAAGCGGCCGTCAATAGCAAGGGCGCTGCCATAGACGCTAATATCACGGGCTCCGCCAAGACGGTAAGCGTAGAACCTGTAACAAACGTAAACGAAGCGGTGACACCCGGAAGATACGCTGGGAAAGCAATCGCAATTAACAACGAAACATTCCGGGGATACATATTAGATGTACTGGTGCTGGAAGACACAATTTTCCAAACGCTCACCACATTAGACGGCAGGGTATTCGTAAGAAAAGGCGACGAAAAACCCATCACGACACTTTGGACGGAGCCTTATAAAAAAGACGTGTTAGTAGAAGGAAATACTGCTCGATTCGGCAAAGCTAAAATCGAACTTACAAGTAGCGGCAGCCTTAGCGTTAAAGACACGACCGCTCCGGACAAAGGAGGTGAATTGGCGTTAAGGAGCGAATTAAATAAAGTATCAGATTCAATAAGCGGGCATAAAGCACCGGTTATGACACCGCTTATAGATTGGGAGGCGATGAAACAGCAGAATTCTAACAATGACGTGAGAAATATTAATAATACGAGCGCTGGTATTATAGGAACTAGTACGAATAATCCAATTCTCTTAAAAGAGTCGTATAAAAAATATGATAAGATATGGATTTTAATTTGGGGTGCCAGCGGTGGACAACGAAAAAATATCATATACGAATGCTGGCAGTTACAAGCCTTGTTTGCGATGAAAGAACTTTTCTTTCTATATCAATTTAGAGACAACTACTGGTCACTTAACACAACGCTCTCGACGGAGACAAAATGGGTAAAAAAAGATGGTGATGGCGGCATCATCGAAATATACGGGATTAAATACGAAAGGACGTAAACGCAATGTTTTATTTAATTAAAGACAACAAGGTAAAAAGCATGTGCATGAATAAGGAACCGCTCACCGACCTGGACGGGCAAATCCTTGAAGGCGATGCGCTGGATCCGTCGACGGTTGCCATAAAGAACGGAAAGGTAATCCAAAAAATTGATATCCCGGAAACAGCACCGGAGGAAGAGGTAAAGCTAGATGCCGTAGCCGTTTTGGAAGCCATTGCAGATATCCAGGAAGAATTAGAATCATTCAAAAATAAGGAGGAATAATCATGGTGTTAAAAAAATATATGATAAGTGCATACGGGAAATTGGTGTTAGCCGGAGTCTACACCCTGGATGAAAACGAAACGGGAAAGAAGCTAGTACCCGAACCTTACCAGGAAGCGGTTGCTGAATGGCTGGCAGCTAGAGAAGAAAAAAAGGAGTAGAGAGTGGAATTCATGGACGAACTGGTTACGAGGATACTGTTGAACGTATCTCATGAACATGTTCTTGATATTTGTAACGTCATTCTACTGGTATTAATTCTCTTAGTGGCCGACGCATTCTTACGCATCATCGCAGAGGTATTTCAATATAACAAAGACCACAACCGCAAGAACACGACTAAAACCTTCATTACAACGCTTATATGGTATGGTTGGGGTCGAGGCGACTATATCGATGCTAACACCGGAAAGATTAAACGCTATCTCATGAGCGAAAAGTTAAGAAGTAGTATGCTAAAGAAAATATGCTTATTCTACCCGGCATGGTTTTTCTTATCGATCGCATGTGTTTCCCTCCCGGATACCGTATTTATCGGTGTTCGTGGTGACGAACTACTGGCCAATGTTTTTATGTGGTGGCCGGTAGCGTCGGAGCTTTCGTCAATCATTGAGAACCTAAGAGAAATTGACACGTACCATTTCGTGAGAATTAAGAATATGTTCATGGAAATCAACAAAATGAGGAAGTGAAAACGTGATAGACAAAATTAATATCGCAGACCTTGTAGTCATTACAGGCCTCGTAACGGGGCTTGTAATGGCTATTTTGTTTAGCCTAAACGAATTGGCCATGTCTATTGCCTCCGGCCTTCTTGGATACATCGGAGGCTCGAAACTTTCTCCGCACAAAGAAAGGAGTGATGAAAAATGAGAGAAGTAACACTAGAAGAGATTAAAAACCTAGCCCGCGAAGCCTATTGGGATCTATGGAACGGTGCTCGGAGTATGGGCCGTGATGTAAAACTCTACATTCATTGGACGGGCGGCCGTTATAATCAGACGTTCCAGGACTACCACATTAATATTACAGGCGAAGGCCGTTGCTTTATCTCGACGGATAATTTCGCCGAAGTCAAAAACGCAACATACATGAGAAACACCGGCAGCATTGCAATTACGCTTTGTTGTGCTTTAGATGCCATAGGCCCGGACAATCTCGGACCATACCCGCCGACAGAAGCACAGATTAATGCAGTGTCACAGGTTATATGCGTGCTTGCTGATGCACTGGACCTTACGATCGATGCGGACCGGGTTATGACACACGCCGAAGCGGCCGATAACCTCGACGGGCTTTACACCCACGACGATTACGGACCGGACTCAACATGTGAACGCTGGGACCTTTGGGTATTACGTGAAGGCGAAGAACCCGGTACCGGCGGACAACAAATCAGAGGAAATGCCAATTATTATAGACACCACCAATTATTAGCCAACGTGTAAAGGAGAAACCATTATGAACAAAAATGAAATTATGAACATGCTCGCAAAAGAAGCCGCACAAGTTGTAAAAGAACAAGCAACAACAGCCCTTAGCTCGCTTTCTGCAAATGATCTTCGCCCGATTGTAGAAGAACAGCTAAAGACAATTACAGGACCCTTGCAGCAAGAAGCTGAAACCACGGGCTCCGTATGGGTAAAAATCAGAAACCGGTTTTACATTCGCATCATTAATAATGCGATCGACAATATCATTAAAACGATCCAGGACGGCCTGGACGGATTAAGCAAAAAATAAGTTGTTGTAAATTATGCAACAACTTAGTCAAGCAAAACCGCTTTTATTAAACTAAAAACAAAAGTTGTTTAACCAAACGGCATTTCCCTAAACAACTCAATAAGAACCAAAAAGACGGATTCTTGGAACTTAACCTATGTTAAGACCCGGAATCCGTCTTTTTTGATACTTAGCCATATTAAAAAGAATGAAAACGTCATAAAAACCAGGAAAACAGCTACCTTTTTCTGTAGAAAAAGAGTAAATCCACAAAACAAGCTCTATTTTAAGCCACAACGAGATTTACAAAACGACGCATAAAAGAACATAAATAAGAACATAAAACGCC